ATAGGAGTAAGATTATTATGAGAACTAGAAAAGACTTTATCAAAGACGCGGATACGTATATTGGGATGATTAAGACAAGGAAGAAGGAAGGCGGAGCATATGAAGATATGCGTTTTATATTGGAAAGTATCAATGTGTATTGTGACAATGCAGTGTTGGAAAATCCACGATTTGACGATGTCATATTTAAATCACATATTAAAGATGGATTGTCAGATGATTGACATCCCCATGCTTTACTGTATAGTGGTAATCCTAGTAACAACTAACTGGAGAAAAGCAATATGGAATTAGGAATAGAAGAGAACGCGGCAGGTAATGACTTTTACTGCATAAAGCGGATACACGTTAGAGCTATAGTTATGGCGTTATTACGACAACCAATGTTTAAGCTAAGTAATGGCGATGACTGCAAGTTATACATTCATAAGTTCTTGCCTGTAGTTATGCAAGCTATAGCCCAACTTGATATATATGACTTTCGTGGTGATACCGTGACTAGGGGTGGTGGGGAACGGTTTCTTGCTGATATGTCAGACGCTGATTGGACTAACGCTTACGAGACAACTAAATAGTATCAATGATACTAAGGAGGATGTTAAATGTTTAACCCTAAGTTTATGAATCCTTATAACTTATCTATAGTAGCTAATTCATTGGCTGGTAGGTATGGTATAACGATTAACTTTGTAGAAGACCAAGACGCTGTACCTACGATGTCAGCCAGCAAGGTTCTGACTATTAAGCAGCCGTTAATGACATATGATAACGATGACTGGATTAATTGGCTCGGTCAGTTTTATCACGAGGTGGGTCATTGGGCAGTAGAGCTTGAAGATAGTATGGAATGGATAAAAGAGAATGGTAACGATGTCAATACACCATTTGGTATGTGTCTTAACTTTGCTGTTGACTATCGGAACGAGTATAATAAGTACAGTGAGTATGCTGGTAAGTTAGATGTACTTAATAAATCACGTGTCAATTACTATAAGAAAGTCTACAAGTTACCGTTCTTATCTAGTGAATCGGGTGAGAATCAGATGATTGATATCTTTCGTGTTTTGATTGGACTTGATGGACTCGCTCGAATTAAATGGATGCCTAGTATAGAAGCCGGTGCGGAACAGTTCGTTAACAAATTGCCAGAGGACTTGCAAGAAAAAGTAGCGAAGTGTATAGAGCTTGGTTATGACAAGCGATTGCAGTATGAAATCACTGGAATTGAAGATGAGGTTAAGTTATGCCACGACATACTAAAGAACATATTTGAGCTTGACCCTGAAGAAGAGCAAGATAAGTCCACTACAACTAGCGAGAAGGATGGTGAAGATGGTGAAGACGATAAGGAGGGAGACGGTGATGCTAGTATCAATGATACTAAGCCTAGTGGTTCCGGTGAGATTGATTGGAGGGATGTACTTCCAGACGCACACGATACAACTAAGCTAGAGCCACGTGATGTTACTCTTCATATAAACTATACAGACATAGGGGATAAGGCTGATTACGTTCCGTATACAGCCGATGAAGTAGTGCTGGTAGACATACCAAACAAGAGATTACATGCTGGTAAAGGAGTTCGGTCTAGCATGGCATCCCTTCTACGTGATGAATACTATTTTTCACCACGCTCACCTAATTCATCACTGAAGAGAGCTATAGATAATGCTATGAATAGTACTGGACTATCCCGCAAGATAGAAAGACTATTGCAGATAGCTAGCCGTGATATATACAGGTCTGGAAAGAAGAAGGGTAGGTTATGCGCTAAGAATCTGTATCGTGCTACGATGAAAGACTCAGGTGGATTCGCACAGCGTGTTATGAAGACTAAAGAGGATAAGTTATCGCTCAAAGAGACAAAGATATTCCTACTTATAGACCAGTCAGGTAGTATGGGGACACATAAAACTATATGTGCTGCACACGCAACTATGCACCTAAGTGAAGTGTTGTCTTTGATTGGAGTAGACCACGAGATAGGAGGCTTTACCGAAGAAGACTGTTTAGTGCATACTATTATCAAGCCAATGGGTGTGCGGATGAGCTTATAGAAGCTGAGTCACAACTTAGCGGTGTCTGCTGCAATGATGGCAGGTAACGCTGATGGCGACAGCTTGCTATATGCAGCTAATAGGTTTGCAAAGCACAAGGCACAGCGTAAGATAATGATAGTGCTATCAGATGGTAGTCCCGCAGGTGGTAAGGGATATTACATAGAAGCACTAGATACCTATACTAGAAAGGCTATAGCCTCAATAGAGGATGATTCTGATATGGAATTAATAGGTATTGGTATAGAAGATGACAATGCAGAACGTCTATATACCAATTCAATGACAATCAAAAAGGCTTCCGAGTTAGAAGCTAAGTTACTTAACTTAATAAAGAGGACACTTATCAATGGATAAATACTTTCTAATGTGTGTTGTGTGTAATGTTAACTGGACTGTAGACAGGGAAGTTACAGTATGTTATGCTTGCCCAACATGTAATGCAATTAACTTTTTAAATACAACAAGCTATATTCCTATGGAGGAAACTAACAATGACAACATCTAAAACAACAGCACCTAGTTCATCAGCATTTGAAGAACACTTTAAGAACTATATCAAGGGTGAGAAAGGTACACCTGATGACCAGAAGGGAGAGGTAGAGGAGGTACTGTTCATAGCTAAAGATGATGCTATAGGTGTAGATGATAGTATCACTGATACTATAAGCAGTGTATACGGTGTCACTATTCCTAGCGACATGCCTGACCTACCTGTTAAAGTATATAGTAGAGATGAGTGGGATGCCTCGGTATCTGAGTTCATACCTGATATAGATAAGGCGTATGTGTGGCAGGGGTCTGTTCGTGACTTGATAATGTACCATGCAGGTATTGGTATGAGTGATAACATATACATGTATGGTGACAAAGCAGTAGGTAAGTCATCATTCGTAGAGCAGGTGTGCGCTAGGACTAACCAACCATTTATACGTATGAATGGACGAGGTGACCTAGAATCCAGTGCGGTGTTTGGTCAGTATACGGTACGTGATGGAGCAACTGAGTGGAATGATGGTATGTTTACCATAGCAGCTAAGACTGGTGCTGTATTCTTACTAGATGAGGCGACCAGTGTACCCAGTGAGGTTACGTTGGGGTTACAGTACCCACTAGAGAAAGGAGGCAAGTTATTCCTTACTGATAAGGCAGGTGATATGGTAGACAAGATAGTAAACCCAGACCCACGACATTCGTTTGTAGTGTGTGATAATACTAATGGTACTGGTGATATGGATGGGCATTACTCAGGTACTACTGTATGGAACAGTGCTATCCTTGATAGATTTGCTACTATTATCAAGAGGTTGCATATGTCAAGTGAAGATGAGGTTAATGTACTACGGTCTATAGTACCAGAGTTAACTCCACTGTTAGCAGGTAGGATGGTACAGTTTGCAGGGCTATGTCGTAACTCAGTGAGTAACGGTGAGCTTGGGTTTACTGTGTCACTACGTACCTTAGAGTCATGGGGTAAGAAGGCAGTGTTGTTCAATGACCCTAAGTCTTCACTTAAAGCAGCGTACTATGAGCGACTAGGTACTGACGATGAGCGGCAAGCAGTCAATCAATTCTATAACCCTACATTTGGGGAGGCACTGGTATGAGATGCAAAGCGTGTGATTCTATTATGGATGCTAATGAAATACTATGGGACGAAGAGCAGAAACAGCATGAAGAGCTATGTCGTAGGTGTCGGGATGCAGTACGCACTGATGATGACATCGACATAGTGTATGATGCAGAACTAATTAGTATCAATGATACTAGCGGGGGTAGTAGTGAGTGACAGGTTAAATAGAGATGAGTTTGTTGACTCCGCACCTAGTGTGCGGGGTGAGCAGATTCACATACATCACTGTAAGGGTGGTAAGGGTAACGATAAACTTTATGTAAGGAGAAACGAAGATGATTCCATTGTGGCTTATTGTCATCACTGTAACAAACGTGGTTATGCTCGTGATAATTATGTACCACATATATACGACCAACTTGAAGGTAGCTCGCGCAGTAGCGGGGTTGGCAATAGCAATACTGAAGCACGAGATGAAATACTCGGCAGATTCAAAGCAGAAACGGAATCAGTCTTTACTTCAGACAGTAGATTCCGTACTCAAACTTGGGTGGTAAGAAGTAAGTTGACTGAGAAGATTCTAGATAAGATGCAAGCTAGGGTTGTTGATAGTAGGATATGGTTTCCATTATACACACCATCAGGTGATATAGCTGTACTGTGTGGTAGAGGGTACGATAAGGTAGACCCGAAGTGGTTAATCTATAAGTATAATGGTGGGGAGGATGTGCCTACGAGTACCCACAAAGTACCTAACATGGTGCTAGTAGAGGACATCATCTCAGCGCAAGCTATTGATAACGCAGGATATAATGCTTACCCACTACTGGGTACATCAATCCCCACATTCATAGTAAGTTATATCAGCAAACACCCTGAGTTATGGGTTACGATATGGCTTGACAATGATAACAGTCAGGTATTGAGTAATAGGTTGAAGATATATCATAGGATTAAGTTAGTAACTGATAGGGTTGGTATTGTTAAGGTGCTTAACCAACCGAAAGAGATGTCTCAAGTAGATATATTTGACGCAGTAATTGACAGCTATCCTGATACGTGATATACTATTACTATCAATATATATATAATACTATTGATATGTATATACCTTCCGAGGTATATACTATTGATATACAAACAAAGGATACAATATGGAACTAGATATAATACAATTCCTAACTAATAAGATTAACTTTGATAGGTATGCTAAACATATCAAGGACTACACTCTTACGAAAGAGTGCAGTACTATCATCAAAGACTTTGATTATTACTACACTTCAACAAAGAAAACAAACATTGACATAGGTGATTTCATTACTTGGTTCAACGTAGTGAGACACCCTTCTTGGTCAGAAGAAGTGCAGTCTGTGTATGAGGTGATACTAACTAGAGTTAGGGAATCACTCGACTCAGGGCATGGCGTCGATGACACAGTAGTAGAACACTTTGTTAAACTAGACATAGCAACTAGGTTGTTCGATGCTAGTGCTAAGATTGCGGAGGGATTAGAGTCTGATATGTCAGTGATAACTGACTTACTAGAAGAGTACGAAGCTAACGTAGGTAGTATCAATGATACTACATCAGAGATACGAGTGTTAAATGACGATGACCTACTGTCTATTCTTGAAGATGAGACTAGCATGGGTGAGTATGAGTGGAGACTATCAGAACTTAACCAGTCTATAGGTAAGTCAGGTACGGGTGACCTTATCGGTTTGGTAGGTAGACCAGATGCAGGTAAGACTACTATGTTAGCAGCAGAAGCTACATACAGAGCCTCTCTTATCGGTGCGGATGAGCAGGTACTATGGTTCAACAACGAGGAGGGTGCATCTAAAGTAAAGCTCAAACTTATTATGTCAGCTTTAGCTAAGACCAAGATAGATATTATGAAAGACCCTGCTGGTAGCACTGAACTATATTACGAGGCTGTTGGTGGCAAGGGTAAGATTATAATACTCGATGGTACTAACATGACCGAACGCTCTATCATACAGAAATGTAAAGAGTATAATCCTAAGATGATTATCATTGACCAACTAGCAAAGGTTGTATTGAATCATAATGAGAACAGGAACAACGAAGCACAGCAGTCGTTAGCACTATCACGATTTGCACGAGGGTTAGCTAAGGAATACTGTCAAGTTATATTCACAGCATGGGCAGGTGGTGAGGTAGAGGGAGTTAAGTATATAGATATGTCCCACATATACGGAAGTAAGACAGGTGTACAGGGTGAAGCCGATGCGCTGATAACGATTGGTAGGTCTAACGATGAGCCTACACTAGCAGCGAGGAACAACCGTTACTTATACATACCTAAGAATAAGATATGTAATGGTGACCCCGCTTTCTACAACGGTAAGTTTGAAGTCACAGTACAAGGTGACATAGCGAGGTTCAAATGAGTCAAATAACAATAGACTTAGAGACTACGGTTTATAATAAAGAAGGAGTAAAGAAGAAGTGTGGTTCAGCATCGCCACACTACCCCACTAATGATATAGTAATGGCAGGTTGGACTCACGGTGATGGGACTATATCTACTGTAGACTACAGAGATGAAGGTGCTAATGATGACTTTCTATTAGCAGTTAGTACTGCTGATATAATAGTAGGGCAGAATATAGGGTTCGACTATATGTATCTACTAAACAAGACACCGTATGCAGTACCTGATACACCACCACTGTTATGGGATACTATGATAGTACATTACCTGATAACAGGACAGATGGATAAGTACCCAAGTCTCGACCACATCTGTGAGTACTACGACATGCCAGTTAAGAACGATAAGATTAAGGAATACTGGAAGTCAGGTATGAACACAGAAGATATACCTGTAGGTGAGTTGCGTGAATATCTAGAGCATGATGTACGCGTGACCGAAGCGATATATCAGAGACAACTAGAAGATGTAACTGAGATGGGTATACGTAGATTAGTATACGATGAGTTACGTGCTAGGCTTGCTACTCTTATGATGGAGTACAACGGCATGGCGTTTAGTTACAAGATAGCGGAGGAATTAATAGAGGAGGCAGCGAAAGACCTAGTAACTGCTAAGTCAGAAGCACTAGCTGCAATGAACTCAGCAACAGGAGGTAACATACCATTATCCGAACTCAATCCACTTAGCAATCCACAACTAAGAGCATTACTATTTGGCGGTGACATAGAGTGGACGATTCGTGATGGAAAGAAAGATGAGAACGGTGAGTATATACTATACAAATCTGGTGCTGACAAGGGTATGATTAGGTTATTCAAGATACCATGTTCATATACATGTGATGCAGTAGTAGAGCCAGAAGCTCATTGGAATACACCATCAGGGTTAGTGTCGTTGACCGACTCAGTATTAAATAGTATCATTGATACTAAGAAAGTACCTGCTGTTATAGAACATCTACTCCAATCAGTAAGTAGAGTACGCAAGTTAACTAAAGAGATAAGCACATACCTTATAGGGTATCGTGATATGAGGTGGGATGATGGGTTGATACATCCAACATTCAACCATACTGAAACACCAACGGGGAGATTATCATGCAAGAATCCAAACATACAAAACCTATCAAAGAAGGGAACATAGCAATACACGAAGAGCCAGATGCCTATGTGGAGTGGGCTAAAGAACGAATACGAGAGATGGAGTATGAATGGTGGGCATCTATACACGAGTACGAGGAGATGGGTGATGAGTGATATACGTAAGTGCTTCACATCTAGGTGGAGACAAGGGGCTTTACTAGAGGTAGATTACAGTCAACTTGAGGTAGTTGCCTTAGCAACTTTGACAGAGGACACACAGTTAATAGCTGACTTACTTAGTGGTACTGATATGCACAGACTACGTGCTAGTAAGTGGCTAAAGAAAGACCCGAAAGATATAACAGACGATGAGCGATTCAATGCCAAGCGATTATCATTCATGCTACAGTATGGTAGTGGTGCTGGTAATATGGCTATACAACTTAAGTTACCTAAAGCAGAGTGCAAAGCGTTTATTGAAGCGTTCTATTCTAGGTATCCACAAGTAAAGAACTGGCAAGACGTGATTGAGGACGAGGTAACTGCCAGTAGAGTTAGGCATGGACATACTAAGTCAGGTTTACCTAGAGGTATAGGTAAGTACAAGTCTATATCAGGTAGGGCATATACTTTCTACGAGTACGACCATCCATTCAAGGAAGGAGAGGTTGGGTTCAGTCCAACTGAGATGAAGAACTACCCATGTCAGGGGTTCGCAACAGGTGACATTATGAAGATAGCACTTGGTAATTTAAACCAAGCGTTCTGGAAAAACAGAGACGTACTACTTATCAACACAGTACATGACAGTATGATGTTAGATATAAACTCAACAGA